AATCAATTAACTAAACTATTACGAGATTAACAATATTTATATTAAAAACTAACTATGAATTTCGGTGAATTAAAATCAAAAATAGAGACATGTTTGTCAGAATCTTATAAGACTAATACCTTAAAAGATAATCTTTTCGTATTTAACGAAATGGTGTTAAAAAATAAAAACATCTCAAAAGTATTTTTCCTTTATGATGAATTATCAAAAAGTAAGGGATTATCCGAATCTGTTGCAAATGAATTCATAAGTGAATCTATCACAGCATACGAAAATACAATCAAGAAAATTTCAACAAAAGAAATTAAAGAATTAAATGCTTGGGTTGGTCACATTACGTGTGAGAATCAATATAAAAATATTGATAATTTATTCTCAAAAAATCTGTTGGTTATGGAGGATAAAATTAAAAGTAAAAAACTTATTTCTGAGAGTTTAAAACAAACAGAAAAAGAATCAAAAGAAATAATCAATGTTCCACTAAAAGCGATGGTAAACGTAGCGAACAAAACAATTAAAAATTTTGTTTCAAGTTTGTCTGAGTCAGAACAAAAAGAATTAAATAAAATCTTATCTACACCAAAAGAAACTTTGGTAGAAAACTACAATAAAGTTAAAGGTGAGGTTACCGAGAAATTAAGCAATACAAAATTAACAGAATCAGATGATGAAACTGTAAACACTATTGATAAAGTCTTAGGTAGATTACAGACAGAATCTTTTAATGAACTTAATTATTATAAGTTGATTAAATTGTCTGAATCTCTTTAATCTTGAGATCTTAATTTTTGCAGATAGGAAGCCTTCTGAATTTCATCTCTTTTCTTAACGGACTTCTTAGTAAATTCTTTTCTTTCAAATAATTTACCATTTTGTCTCGTCTTTATCACTTTTCCTTTAAGATCTTTTAGGGCTTTTTCAATATTACCCCTTTTTACTTCTACTATTAACATATTTTTTTCGCTTGTTGATATAAATATAATAATCATCTACCTTTAACTAAAAATAAACCTCAGAGTATGAAAAATTTTTATGAAAAAAGGGAAAACAACCAAATTAACTGGTTACAGAACGTTTAAATCTCACTATGGAACCATTGACGCACAAAACCTTAAATCAATTTACGTTAATCTACAAACGTGGGTAGAACCCAAAGATGAAGTAGAAAATTGGAACCGAGTAGTTCTAAACATGTCAAGATCCGTCAAACATTCGGTTTTGGAAAATATAAACAAAGAAGTTTTTGATGACAAATTTATTGTTGACTTAGACCTTCGTACAAGCGGATTACAACTCAAGAAAAAATCATTTATGAATTTAGAAGTTAATCTTTTCTTACACGAACCGATGGACTTCAAATCCCCCAAATTAAAGAAACATGTTAAGTCTTTAATTAAATCTCTATACGGGGACGTAATAAATAAAAACAAATTTTTTAAATTTTATTTAACCAAAACAGGAAATTCAAAACCTATTAAACGACAAACTGAAACTATTTAGTATTTATATAAAAAATATTAAATGGAAAATTTCAAAATATTAGGACCGAGAGATTCGGGTAAAGGTATTCTTATTGAATATGATGCTGGGTATATAAATCCAAGAGAGGGTAAAAACTTAGAAATGATCAATGAAAATAAGAGTATGTTGGATCACTCAAAACCATTTGAGTTTTATGCGGTTCTACAAAAATATAATACACCAAATAGAAATGGTCGTGTATACCCTGAAAGAATATTAAAGAGAGAAGCGGATAACTACAAAAAGATGATTGAGAAAGGTACTTCTCTTTCTGAGTTAAATCACCCTGAGTCGTCTTTAATTGACTTAGACAGAGCATCACACATTATTACGGAAATATGGTGGGACGGACCCGTATTGTTAGGTAAGTTAAAGTTATTAACAAGTCCAGGTTTCCACGAAAGAGGGATTGTTTCTACCAAAGGAGATTTGGCAGCAAACTACCTACGTCAGGGAGTTACTTTGGGTATATCTTCTCGTGGTGTGGGATCACTTAAAAAAGTGGGAGAACAAAACGAAGTACAGGATGATTTTGAACTAATCTGTTTTGACCTTGTATCGTCACCATCTACACCAGGAGCATACTTGTTCCAAAATAAAGATGACAGAATGAAGTACGAAGAAAACTTAGATGAAGAAAGAAAAATGGCGGTAGAAAGAAATGTTGGGGAATCGGGAACTAAATCACTTGACTTAATGAAAAGATTATCCGATTATTTGGGTAAATAAAAAAAATTATGGACGAAAAGTATTTTGTAGCTAAGATCACCACAGACATGGTTGATACTGAAACCGGAAAGGTTAAAAAACAAAGAGAAGAAAAATTGGTTAAAGGTTATTCACCAACCGATGTTGAGGCGAAAGTAACCAAAGTTTACGAGAACTATTCTATGGAATGGAGAATCACATCTATCAGTGAAAGTAAAATTGATGAGGTGATTGAGGATTAAGATCTAAAAAATTAAATAAGAAATGGGAATTGACAATAGTCTTTTCCCATTTTTTTTTGTCTTAAACTATCTAAAATTAAAATTTTTTGAATATTGTAGATATTTATTTGAAAACTCTATAAAAAAAGTATGGAAAAAAACCAAAATGTAGTAGAAGATGCTCTATTTCAAATTCGTAATTTGGAAGAGACTCTACAAGAGAATGCAAAAGGAATACTTCAATCTACGATGAAAGAAGAAATCAGACAATTAGTAAAAGAATCTCTAAAGGAACAAGATGACGAGATTGACACAGATGAACCTGTAACAGGCGGAGAAGCAGAACTTGATGTTGATTCAGAAGTTGAAGACGAGGACATGGATGATGAAATGGAAGATGATGAAGAAATGGACATGGACATGGAAGATGATGACGAAATGGAATTTGATATGACTGGTGATGACATGGAAGATGATGAAACTATTGATTTGACAAATGCGTCAGATGATGAGGTTTTACAAGTTTTCAAAGCTATGGGTGATGAAGACGGAATTATCGTTAAAAAAGAAGGTGGTAATATTCACCTTAAAGACGGTGACAACGACTACATGATCCAATTGGGTGAATCTTATTTAGAAGAAGAAGGAGATGAATATCCTGTTACTCCAGAAATGGAAGAAGAAACAATCTATGAAATCGAAATGGACGATGAATACGAAGATGAAGACGAAGACGAAATGTGGGGCGGTAACAAACATGACTATAAAAGACATGACGGACACAAATTAGGTGATGTTGACGGACACTACAAAGACTATGAGATGGATGAAGAGGAAACAATTGACTTAGATTTGGGTGAAGAATGGAATGAAGAAGAAGTAGACAATTTGGATGCTGTAATGGAAGCCGTTAAGAAAGCTATGAAACCAAAAGGAGTTGGAATGGGTAACCAATCTAAATTCAAATATAACCAAAAACCTAACATGAGCGGAGGATTCAACGAAAAGAAAAAAGAAGGCCCAAGAGCTGTTGGTACAGGTAAAGCGAAGTTTGAATACAAAGAAGGTGAGAATATGGAAAAAGGTAAATCTACACCTGTTAAGAAAGCAGAAACTAAAGAAGCGTCAAGAACATTAGGTAATGGATCTAAAGACGGTAGTCGTGGACTTAGAAAAGCAAGAACTAACAATAGAAACATAAGTTACAACCCTATAAAAATCTCTGAAGAAAAAACTCAAAATGAAGTGAACTTACTAAGAGAGAAAAATGAAGAGTACAGACAAGCACTTGATGTATTTAGAACAAAACTTAACGAAGTTGCGATCTTTAACTCAAACTTGGCTTACGCTACAAGATTATTCACAGAACATTCAACCACAAAACAAGAAAAAATAAATATCCTAAGAAGATTTGACAATGTTGAAACTTTGAAGGAATCAAAAAGTCTATATAGATCTATCAAAGACGAGTTAACGTCTGGATCTAAAACTGACGAAAAATTAAACGAGTCAATTGAAAGAACTGTTAACAAAACTGTATCAACAGGTTCATCAGCAAATTTAATTGAATCAAAAACGTACGAAAATCCACAATTCTTAAGAATGAAGGATTTGATGTCAAAACTTTAATAAACAAATAAACACAAATAATAAAAACCAAAAAAATGGGAGCATTATTAGAATCAGGTCTTGTAGGTAACATCGGGTTAAAACACCTTAAAGTTATCAAAGAAGACACAATTAACAAATGGGACAAATTAGGGTTCCTTGATGGTCTTAAAGGACATCTAAAAGAAAACGTAGCTCAATTATATGAGAACCAAGCTTCTTTCTTAATTAACGAAGCAACAGGTGAAGGCTCTAACGGAGCATTTGAAACAGTTGTTTTCCCAATCGTAAGAAGAGTATTCTCTAAATTATTAGCTAACGACATCGTTTCTGTACAAGCAATGAACTTACCTATCGGTAAATTGTTCTACTTCGTACCACGTATCCAAGGATACCAAAACGAATTGCAAGGGCCAGATGCAAATGGAGGTATTCACTACCCACCAATTGGATCTAACAATGAAGCTGCAGGTCAAACTCCAGGTTCAGGTTACCCTCCAGTAGGACCTTACTCTTACCAAAAAGATTTGTATGATTTATTCTACGAAGGAAATGAGGCAGGTTTAGATCCTCCAGGATTGTTTGATTACTCTAAAGGTAAATGGACAGCAGTTACAGCTAACACTACAGTTCAAGCTTGGGTTGGTGGTGAATTAGTTGACGCTAACATCGGAGCAGGACAAATCATTCCAGCTGGTAACACAAGAAAAGTTATCGTTAAAATGTGTGGTTTCGCAACTGCAGGTGAAGGTAAATTGATTGGACCTGACGGAAATGAAATGGATAGTGAGGCATTCTTGTCTGACTTGAGAATATACGGTTTCACAGGTTTATCAGCATCTACAACACCTTGTAACGTTATCAAAAACAGTGCAGGACAATACGTTCCTTTATTGTTTAGATGTGTTACTCAAATCTACGGTAGAGGTTTAGTTAAATATGGTGCTCAAGCTCAAACTGTATTCTCTAACTCAGGATCAAATCCTCCATCTCCAACAAACGCAGGTAACGGTGGTTCTTACTACGACATCTGTGACCAAGCAGGTTGTATTTGGTTAGAAGTTGATTTATCTTGTCCAGTATGTGCTGATTGTGACTCAACATCTTTAGATGGTTACACAGGTACTACATTGTTCTCAGGTGGATCTGCAACTTCATTTACTGCATGGTTCAGAAGATACGCTAACTTAGAGTGGGAAGATGAAATCGGTGAGGTTTCTTTTGACCTTGAGTCAGTAACAGTTTCTGTAACAGAAAGAAAATTAAGAGCACAATGGTCTCCTGAGTTAGCTCAAGACGTTGCTGCATTCCATAACATTGACGCTGAAGCTGAGTTAACTGCATTGTTATCTGAGCAAGTAGCAGCTGAGATTGACCGTGAGATCTTACGTGACTTGAGAAAAGGAGCGGCTTGGAACTTACGTTGGGATTACAACGGATGGAGAAGAATTGCTTCTACAACATCTTACACTCAGAAAGACTGGAACCAAACATTAATTACAGCAATCAATCAGTTGTCTGCACAAATTCACAAATCTACTTTGAGAGGTGGTGCTAACTGGATCGTTGTTTCTTCTGAGGTTTCTGCTATCTTTGACGATTTAGAATACTTCCACGTATCTAACGCGGCTCCTGAGCAAGATCAGTATAACATGGGTATTGAAAGAGTTGGTACTCTTGCAGGACGTTACCAAGTTTACCGTGACCCTTACTTCCCACCAAACCAAGTTTTGATTGGACACAAAGGAACATCATTGTTAGACACAGGTTACATCTACGCACCGTACGTACCTCTACAATTAACACCTACAATGTACAATCCGTTCAACTTTACTCCGATCAAAGGAATAATGACCAGATACGCGAAAAAAATGGTAAATAACAGGTTCTATGGCAGAATTACTGTAGATGGTGTTCGTACATTCGATTTAAGAGAATTGAGATAATCAAAATCTTAAAGAATACTACAAAAGGGACAAGAAATTGTCCCTTTTTTTATGTATATTTGTTAACAATAGAGAAAATGGGTGTATTTATAGTATGAGAAAAATTATATTTAATGATGAACAAATAAAAGATATAATATCTTTATATGTTAATGATATTTGGGGGACTAGAAAGATTGGTGAAAAGTATTCGGTTTCTGAAAAAACAATTAATAGGGTTTTAAAAGAAAATGATGTTAAGATGGATACTCCGGGTAGACGATATTTTGGTGGGAAAAAAACATCTGATAAAAAATATTACGAATCTAATAAAGAAAAAATATCAGAATACTATTCTGAATGGAGAGAGAATAATAAAGAACATCTAAAAGATTATCAAAAAAGATGGAGAGAAGATAATCGTGATAAATTGAGACAAACAAAACGTGATTACGAAAGAAATCGTAAAGCGAGAGACCCCCTCTATAAACTAATCAGTAATTTCAGAACCGCAATATATCAGGTATTAAAGGAGAGTAATGTAGAAAAAAACAAACACTATTTTGACATATTACAATACACACCTGAACAACTAATAACTCATTTAGAGAATAAATTTACAGATAAAATGTCTTGGGATAATTATGGTGATTGGCATGTTGATCATAAATTACCTATAACACATTTTAATATCTCTGAAATGGGAGATAGTGAATTTATGAAATGTTGGGCATTAGATAACCTTCAACCGATGTGGGGTGATGAAAATATTAAAAAATCTAATAAATTATTTAATTAAAGTTCTAATTGATTTAGAAATAACCTCAGATTCACCAATACTAAAAGCACCTTTTGCATGTGCGGATTTAATTGCCTCAATTAAATAATATAATGCATGTTCCTCATTCATTGTAACTAACATTAATTCTAACTGATCTTCATTTATTAAATCTATAGTACCAAATAGATTACCAAAATTACCCTGTTTTTCTTCCATTTTAACTTTTGTTGATATTTATAAGTATAATAATATGGATAGAATAAATCAAATCGTAAGAAGAGTACTTAAGGAAGGTACTGGAGATAGTTCCGGTAGTAGAGGATCATATATTGCGCCAATACAACCAGGTTTAAGACCGTTTAGTGGTGAATCATTACAACCATATACGGATGCGGTATCTAAATGGAAAAGTCCATTAGTACAATATGATAGTTATGACGACAGTTGGGACTTAAGATGGAGACAGATTAAGGAATTAGAACGAACTGCCGCCAAAATACAAGATTACATCAAACACCACCCATATTCTACGTTCTCAGATGATGATGGTAACATTATTAACCAATACTTCCAAGACTCAAAGAAAGCCCCTTACAAAGAAAAAATGGAACCTTACACAATTAAAGTTAATGAATGGGTTGAGGTTGCAGATAAAGGTGTTTTAAATGAAGATTTAGCGGTTTGGTTTGGTAAAAAGAAAAAACCAAAAGGTTCATCACAACCAAAAGGGCCGTGGGTTGACATCTGTAGAAAGGTGGATGGAAAACACCCACCTTGTGGAAGACACGACACAGATAAAGGATCATACCCTAAATGTAGAGCTGCGGGTGTTGCTGGTAAAATGTCTGACTCAGAAAAGAAATCAGCATGTCAACAAAAAAGAAATGCCGAGAAAAAAGATACTCAAACAGGTAAAGGTCAAAAACCTATCATGACTAGTTATAAGTCTAAAAAATAATTATCTCTTATTATCTGTTATCTCATTTAACCGTTGTAATACATGGTCTAATGAGTTTTTAATGTTAGAACTAACTTCTTTTTCCATATTATTACGTCTTTTCTCCGTCTCAGTATCGTAGATATAAATCAAACGTTCCCAATCTCTATTTAACAACTTAACATTGTAGTTAAACACATGATTAGTAATCTCCACACGACCGTAGTCTAAAGTAATAAACATATTTAATTCTTCATTGCGTATGTACCGTTTACCTGACATAGGAGCAATCATAAACTCAGAGTCAATATTTGAAATTAACTTTAGGCAAATCTTAAAACACGTTTTTTCGTAAGTTGCAGCATCTTCCTCATACGTAGGCATGGGTTTCATTTTTGAAATTAAGAAAAGTCGTAGTTTAGTTCGTCTAATAAATCTTTTGAAGAATTTTTTCATGTATAAGTGTTTTATTTAAACAAATATAAATGAAAATAGATAATGAAACAATAAAATTTAGGAAAAAATTAACAATATGCTCCTGAGCATCTCTTTTTACCGTCCAATCCTGGTTTTGTACCTTTACAAACTTGGACTGCGTATCCGTTAGCATACGCCGAAGGGTAAACGTCAAACTTAGACTTTGCTGCTGCTTTACCTCTTGCGCAAAGTGGTGTTCCTGTTTTTTTTCTTCCCTCCATCATGACCATATCTTTATCATCAATATTCATTGATGACTCCATATCGTCTTTTTTTGTTTCATTCATTAAGAAATCAAAAACTTGATCCATATTATTTTTAGCTTCGGAAATATGGTCTTGTGCCCAATCGTGACCATTATCTAAAATAGATTCAACATCATCTTGGTTTAAATCTAATAATAGATCACATTGTCTTCTCATTTGTTCTAAATTGGAAAAGAACATATATCTTTGAGAATCTTTTTCCTCTTTAATTACTCGTCTAATAAGTGAATCTAAATTTTTCATAAAATTAACTATTTAATCCGTTACCTCCTAATGTAACTGCGTTCATTTGTGTTACTTCTTCACCGTATTGATTTGTCCATACTGGATGTGGTGGTACTACAGATACTGTTGTTGTACCTCCCGTTGTACAAATCTCAACACATATGTTTTCGGGTGTATTCGCACTATATTCAATGTTATTTATATTACATTCATAACAACCATCATACGCCGTAATTGCGGTAAATGTTGGTGTTGTTGCTGTTGTTGAAGTTGCCGTACCACAAATTATAGTCCCTGTAGATGAACTAAATGAATAGACAACATTAGGGGTAGGTGTTGATCTCGGGAATTCAGCCGATACTTGAGATGCATCTTGACAAAGATATACTATGAATGTAGACATAATTTTTTTTTATTATAAATATCTTATTATTCTACTTTTTCATTAACAATCTGAAATTTGATTTGTCTTTTGTAAGTATTAACTTGTCCTGAGGTCGTTACTTGTATATCAACATAGTATTCATTAGGGATTTTGTCCCTCGTATCAAAGATAAAATAGTACTCATTTGGAGTTCTATTTAACTCCGTCCAATCTTGTACGATAACTTCAGTTTGACCCTCACGTACATATACACGATACTTACCATCAACATTGGGTAGTTGTTTGTTTGCCGTATATGCTTGTTTAATTATAACACCAACTTTTCTAATGTCAGAACTTAATATTTTTTCATTTTGTTTAATTCCGTAATAGTCAAAACCGTATTGTGACGGATCATTAGTACTTGTCCCAATTTGGATTGATTTTTTAATCGGGTAAACCGTAAATTCGTTTAATTGGTTAGGTAAAGAAAACCCATTTAATTTAATGTCAGACCAAGTGTCGGTAAACATACATGGAGTCTTATAACCAATAAGTGGTGGTATAATAATTTCGTATACGCCTTTTGTTCTCAAACAAGATTGTAAATTTTCTAATCCAACAATTGGGCTTCCTGAAGAATCGCTAATTGTAACTTTAGGTGGGTTATCTAAATTTTTAAAATCACCGTCCTCATAAATGTACAAATACAATTTATTAACTTTACCTAACGAAAAATTGTTTCTGTCGTCAAGAATTAGGTCGTCGTATGTAGTTAGTAGGTATGGTTCGTAAAATGTCTGTGTGTGTCTTGTAAAGAACCCTACGGAGTAAGATCCTGTCGTACCTGATAAGTTCTCAACACCTGGTAGGTAAGCAATACCCCAACCCGCAGGATTTACAATATAACCTAATAATAAATCATTGATTTCTTGAGTCATATCAAATTCAATGTTTTCATTACCAAATTCAAAATGTTGTATATCAATTATGTTTAATGATGAGAACGGAAATGTACCACCATTTGTATTGTCGTAGATACCTGGTTGTTGCCAAGTATCTAATGTTGTTGTTTGATACCAATTTGATGGTCTAACAGAAAATTCTTTATTATACCCTAACTGATCAGGCACACTATAATAATCATAACCAACACCTTCATCCCAATATTGTGGAAGATTTGTATCTTCATTTGGTGGTATTCTAAATAAAATTAAATCAAATGAAGTTGCTCTTAATGAACCATCAGGCATTGTTGTATTTAACAAATCCTTACTGAAAAATGACGTATTTGTCATCTTTAAGGTGTGTCTTATGTTATCCGTACATCCTGTTGAAATTATACCTGTTGCCAATTTTTCTCTAAGCAACGCTAAATCCAAATCAAAAATAAAACGAGAATAACCAACTGGATCTGAAATACCTCCATCACCATAATATAGTTGCATAACAGGGTTTCTACCCGTGTTTACATAACTATTGTGAACAATCGTGTTGTTTCTATTAAAGTAGGAATTGTTAATTGACATTTATGTTTTTATTATAAATATCAATTAAGTCGGATATTTTGATTTAGAATAGAATTATCGGCATCTTGGAGTATTTTGAATATTTGACTTAACTCCGTACCATCCACACCAATTGGGATTGGGGCTTCATTTATATTATGAACGTGGGATGCCATGAACTTAACAATCAAGGTCAAAAGTTTCATTAATTCATTACCCCTAACCATAGGATCCGTATTAGGTAATACGTTATCTGTGAAGTAAGGTTGAGTTATACCGTATAATGTTTCTTTTGGTTCTAAAGTAATTTTAGATTTTGATGGGATATCTGATTTGTGAGATAATAGATAAACAAAATCGGCACCAATCGTACCATACGAAACAGGGCTTGGGGTGAAGACACTTTGTTTTAAAGTTAAAGTCTCCAATGTTAATTGTTGACCTATAATATTTTTATTCCACACAAGAACACTACCTGATTGAGCATCGGACGGTAGTAATTTAATTTTTTTATAGAATCCAGCAACCATATTGTAATTAGTAGATCCCGATGAATCTAACTTATCAATATTGTTTTTTGTTGGTCTAAAATAGAACGGGAATTGATTATCAATACTTGTGTTATTTTGAGATGGATACTGATCGTAACCATCAATATTGATTTTACCACTATTAACCCCATTTATGAATTGGTTGATTAGTTTTACCCCCTCATCTAAAGTTTTCCCCGTGAACACTAACGTATATTCAGGAGCTCCTTTGTATTGGTCTAATGGTGTGTCCATATTAACCAAAGTTGATTGTGTTTCAGGTTTCGGTATAAGTGAGTATAAACTAACATTACCATCATAGAATGTTCCTCCCGTAACTCCACCACCGATTGTATTACCTGTTATAACCCCCTCTTTTGTCACTTCCCACTCAACCAATTTCTTAACCATTTTAGGTTTGTTAGAAAATAATTTTTTCTTAATTGGGTCTTTCTCTTCTTTTTGTAAATCAAAGTTTGATATCTGTAGGAAACTTCTATTTTGTCTTGGGGTTGGTAGATTAAAACCTGCTGTTTGAGTCTCAACGTTTTTACCCGCTCTAACTAAAACCTCATTTGTTTTAACAACAACGTCTGCGGTACCACGACCTAATAATGCGTTATCACCAGGTTCAGGATATATTCCTTTAACATCAGCTTTGGTTTCGGTGCTAACAGGATCTTTTAACTGATTTGCCTGTTTTAAGAATACACCACTTGCCAACATAGATTCAGCATTGTGCCAATCCTCAAAACTGTTGTTTTGAGGTCTTGTTATAGGCCCTTGAATGTAAAATTTGGTATTATCTACCCTTTGTTTTGTATTATAATAGAATATATGGATATATTCATCAATTCTTGGGACCTGACTAACATAATAAGGTATTAACGGTAAATAAATTAACGGATCTCTTTCCGTCCATATATCATTTTCCTCATTCCAATTCTCAGGTAATAAATCGGCAGCAATTTCCGTAACCGGCACAGCTCTAACTCTACCCAACATTAATGGATCTTGATTGTTAACTACGTACCCTTGATATATTATTTTATTATTTTCCACTTGTTCTTGAAGTATATTCTTTATGTAATAAATTATAAGTGTTCTCTAATTTATCTAAATGGTGAGTTAATTTAATAACGGTTTCTTTAGCCATTTCAAAATCCTCTTGAATGAAATCCATTGCTAAAATTAAATCTTTATTTGGCCTTTCCTTATGTTCGTTTATTATCTTTATGATTTCAACTGACTTTACCTTTTTTTCGTTAAGATTAAATGAACTTTCCATATGCGTCTTTTGGTATTGTTATTCCCGCAGGAGTTATAGTTAATGGTCCGATACCAATTGCAACTTTTCCATTTTCAGCAATTTCTTGGTCGTTACCATCAATCATTGCTTTTATTGATGCTAAAAATTTATTTGGACTACCGTCAGGCATTGGTCCTGTTGGTACTCCAATTTCTTGTAGGTTATTAATTGTATTTAAAAACGCTCTTGTTGGTGAATAACCATCAAGTAATTTTGCCGACAATAAAAGAGGTAATGGTAAATCACCACCATTTTCCGCTAATGCGTTTAGTTTTTTCTTAACCCCTAAATTTAATAATTGTAGTAGTTCGTCCAAGATACTCTTACATTCCCTAAAATCTTTAACGGTTTGGGTTAATGCGGGAACTATACCAACAATTGATAAAATCATTTGATATTTCTTTTTAATTTTTTCTGCCGATATATCCCCTAATAAAAGTGCCACTAACGCTTTAACTTCTTTTTTGAGTTCGTTGAATACTTCTTTGGTGAAAATTGCACCTATCTTACTTACAAACTCAATAAAGAACGATCTAAATAGTTTTGCGAAATCTTCCATATTACTCACTAATTTAGTGAAAGGTTGGTTTAGTACTTCGGCAATAACCATAATTGGTAATACCGCTTTAGGTGAAAGTACCGTATTAATAATTGCCTTCACAAACTGCTCAAAAAATCCAGCATCAATAGATAGTTTAAATGTTTCATCAACTGCGGGATATATTACCTCTAACGCTGCGTTTATCTCGTTAATGTTACTAGTGTTTTCATTAAATGTTAAATTATCTAACGCAGTTAAAAGAGCCTCAACATTGAGTGGCTCTTTTACCATATCACAATCTTGAAATTCAATAACACCTCTTTTAATGTCGGAAGTTTTTTGCTCAATAATCCTTAAGTCTAAATCTGTAAACTCAAAAAATGAATTATCAATATTGTCATTTTCGGAAAGTTTTGATACTCCTGAAACATCAATCTCTTTATTTGAATCATAACAAAGACCTAATATTCTTTGCATGACTAATAATGATTTTTGTAACGATACTAATTTTAAATTACCATCACCTTTACCAAAAGAAATCGCGCCGGTTACATAATCAGATAGATTAGTGAAAAATGTCTTATAATCTAAAAGATCTACCGTTGAATAGTAATCGTTAAGGAATTCATCCACCACAGGTAAGTTTTGTCTCTGTTTTAAATCAACCTTAAAGAAACTACCTTGTATTGTTTGAGATGTAATTGGATCAACATAACTTTCAACATATGTAATATCAAATAAATTTTGAAGTGATGTTCCATTATAGTTATTACTGGCAACAGCACTATATGGTTGATTTAAGTTTTGAGTTCGTTGATATAATTCCCTATTCATTGAGAATGGGTATTGATTATAGACAATAGGTGGTTTTTCATAAAATAATTTACCAATTCTATCGTCTGTTGCTAATTCTAATGTACCCAATAAATCTACAGATTTAACCGGTACATATACGGTTTGATTAAACGTATATAATTGAACTCCACTACAAGATAACGCCTGTTTAACAGTATCAATTAATAATGTTTTGATTTCAGGTTTTACCTTTTTAAGTGAGTTTACAAATATTCTTTTTATTAACTTATCACTTTCTATACCAGCACCTTTTAACTCTTTTAATTGAGTAATTAGTTCTTCTAAAAAAGTTTTGGCGTTAGCGGTGTGTTTTTTTCTTTTTTTAACAAAATTAGAAAGTTGATCCGATAATAGATCATTCGCAGTTTCTTGAGAACTACCTGCTTTCTTCTTTAATTTTTCATATTGTTGTTTGTACTCCTTATATGATTTATATACGGAAGTCTTATTTGCGGATTTTTTTAATTCTTCATTTATATCAACTGCCATAAAACTTATTTTTTCATTTTATATGTGTTGTCCCCACTGGCATCTTTTCTAATTAAATTTTGAATTGTCTCATCATCTATCTCAATGTCTGAAAGTGTGAAGTCCTCATCTTTTTCTGTATTTTTTTGCCACATCTGTGCTTGTAGTTTAGAAAGAGTTAATTTCTTTTCAACACAATCATTTATAATTTTTTGTTGTTTTTCAATTACAGGACCAATAAGAGTCATATCTTCAGGTTCTTTCATCATTGTTAACATTTTGTTTTGGATTCTAATTGCAGTATTTCTTTGTTCCACAAGTTCATTGTAGATCTCCTGCATTAAGGATAACATTGAATCTTTACTAAGATTTATCTCTTTTTTAGGTGGTCTTGGCATATTTATAAATACTATTTTTTTAATATTTCTTGAACTAAGTCAAAATATATTTTTTTATATTTTTTTATTAGGGTTCTAATCTCTTTTGTTGAAAGATTCGTCATCTCCCGTAATTCAAATAAAATAATATTTTTATTAAATTTATTGTTATTTGTATCAGGGAAAATTGTCCCGTAATTTTCAAACAAATCATATATTGCTGACCCTAACTTATGTTCTTGTTCCTCACAATCTTTTTGGTTTAAATTTTCTCGTAATTTTTCTAAAAATTTTTTGATTATATATTCAGAACTAACATCATCATTCTCAATGTAATAAGCCATTTCTGGTCTATTAGATAAGTCAGAAGAAATATCTTCATAAGAAATTTTTCTATTCATTTCTTTTTGATCTTTCATTATCTGACCCATCAGATAATTTTTACAAATTGTACCAAAATAAGAATAAGCCTTTTTTTCTTTTGATGGCTTAAATTTCTCAATTTTGGTCATTAGAAAAGAATGAGTATCAATATGAATTTCCTCGTAATTCATATCTTTCCTGTATAATTTATATCTTCTAATAATGGAAGATATCATTTTGTCTAAAGGGTCTTTTAAAAACTCATTGTAAATTTTATTCCTTTCTTCGTAGGTTTCAGCGGTTAAAAAATTTCTAACCGCTTCTTCCTCACGTACATCAAAATAATTATTTGTTGTTGGCTTTCTACCTTTCTTTTTCTTTTCTACGATTAAATT